CATCCTCAACTACTTCATCAATGGGGAAGTCATTCATACCATCATAGTAGTATCCATCACAGAACTCTTGAATATCCATCATATAATTTTTTATCTTACTCATCTAACAATCCTCTTTCATATCTTTACGGTTTGCAATTCCTACGTCTTCGCAGAACCGAACGAACAACCCCATCTGCCGGCCATATGCCTCAATTTCCCAAGGGTAATCCCAGTAATTAATTTCGTCCATATGCATCTTCTCACCTTTGAATCGCACCAGTGCTGGTGTGTGGCAATACTCATACATCTCATCCTTTGCCCACTGCTTGATGTGAACCATCTCATGGGCAAGAGTGATGAGGATATTACGAATAGAGCATGTGCTATCAAGTTCTATGGTGAACACTTTTGGGCGACGGCAATACTCATCTTCCCAAATAGCAGACCCCTCCATGTTGTCTTTTTTGAGAAGGGTGCGTGTTAATTTAATATTAATTTCTAACCCGCTCATCAGACGTTTGCCCATCAGTTTCTCAGCATACCACTCAACAGCAGTAGCGACCAATGTGCGAACACTCTTAGTAGAACCTTTAGGATTAATTACCATCATTCAATTGACCTTTTTTTCATCATATACATAGTATACCACACCAATTACTGTTTGTCAAGGATTAATTTGCACAACCTGACATTAATCCTTCAGCGGCACAGGGGTCTTCGATATACCCCACGATTGCGACACACGCAACCATGAGGGTAATGAATATAATCATTCTCATAATCAATCCTAGTTTAAGTAAAGGGGGCCGGTCCACCGAATGGTGTAACCGCCGTCAATGATGTTTCCACGGGCAGCATTCCGAGCAGGAGCGTTGTAACCAGCGGCTTTCAGAATGTCACCCTTTTTGAACTTCTTGTCGTTGTCGGTGTTGACAACGAAACCCCAAACAGCACCACCTTCGGTGAAGACCTTGATGTATTTGGAACCCGTCTTGTGGGTGATTTTCTCGTTGAAATCAGCAATCATCGTCTTGTTGGTATCGCTGAGGATGCACCGACCTTTGGCCGCAGCACAACCTGTAGTCCAGTTGAAGTAGTCTGCTTTGATGTTCTCAATCAGGGTGGTCATTTCGTTATTCATAGTCATTTCTTTCTCTTTGTTAACTCTCATTATATACATAGTATAACACACAAAATAGAATTTGTCAACAGCTAATTTAGCTAAACGCAATTAAACTTAGTAGTAAAGAGTTAAGTGCAAATCCGATTGCATTCGATACAATGTATAACGTATCTTTTGCATAGATTGCTCTCACTAGGAACAAGGATAGTCCTAACCATATGAGTAGTACAAAGTTCAATGGTGGAAGATCAGTAGACCAACCCACTAGAACTGAGATAGATGTTGGAGCAGTTGCTCCATGTATTAGGATCATTCCAATCCACCCACACATTTCTGGGATTTTATTTTTCACATTATTCATAACTTTCTCTCTCTTGATTATATTACTAGTATAACATACCAATTAGAGTTTGTCAAGAAAAATCGTAGCACCTAAGTCATTGATTCTAAAGGAATCACAAAAAAAGAATCAAGGAAAATATTCCTGTTGTCACAATTGACCCATAAATCCAACCCCACATGAATGCGTTTATGGGGTTGGAATAGTTTGTTAATTGGTAGATCACCCGTTTGCCAAACCGGGAGACTGTGGATATTGGGCGTGTTCGATTCGATTGTAGTCATCATCCCAATCAAATGCCTCTTTAACTACATTATCAGACAGGCCCTTATATTTTTGGTGGAGAACTTTGTTCTTTGCTGCAACCAGCATCTCTGCTTCGTCCTTATGAAGTCCCTCAAGTATCTGAACAAACATCATCTCACGTTTGTTCCGGTTTAGAGTAGGATTACCACCCTTGATGAAATGATACAACTTTCTGGCCTCGTGCGCCAATAGAGTGTGTTCTGTTCCCTCTGGTGCATCATTTTCTTTATAAGGAACATCGCCCTCTGGAAGTTCCCAAATAATCTTGGGGTCAAAGGATGACTTGCAAATCATGCGAAGAGCATCTGTTTGATACTTCCTTAGAAAACTAACCTTTTCCTTCTTCGATTTGATTTTGGAAACCTTGATCAAAATCTCTGCGAAACCTAGTGTATATGTGTCGATTACCATTAAAATTCTCCCAATTCAAAATTCGTTGATTGATTCAACGAGGTTGCGTAACCTCTTTTGTGTAAAATAATTTAGTAGTTTGCTACGGTCACCAGCTGGTGCCTCTTGATATTCCTTAATGCACTCCATGAACAACTCAGGTGGTGATTCTTTGAGGTCAATCAGTTTCTTGTTCCTCTGGAAATTCCGTTTAACCTCATCATTAGGAAATACCCCCTCGACCATCGTAGCAATCTTCTTCTTACTTAGGGGGTTCTGTCGCAGCCCATCAACAAAGGTATTATCGGGTGACAACACGTTAGGAACACCATCACTGCTATCACCCCTTAGAACATGCTCACTCAGATATATATCTGGATCAATACCATTGATAAATTTCTTGGTGATTGGACTGTACTGTGTCACGTTACGGAACTTCTGCAGCTGAATGAAATCCTTGTCACCTGACAGGATCAACGTCTTACCGTTGTCGAACTCCAACTCACCACATAGTGCAGCAATGATGTCATCAGCTTCTGCGCCATAGACCTCCAGATGTTTGTATGGGAAAAACTCTTTCAATTCAGATTTGACCGCATTTAGCACTGCAAAGATTGCATCCCAATCGTTAGCAGAGGATTCTCTACCCTTCTTGCGATTGTGCTTATACTCAGGGTAGTAGTCCCTGCGCCAGTAGTGCTTGGAGTCATAGCATAGAACCAATTCGCCATACTCATCGCAAAATCTCATGCGATACATGCGTAGGGAATTGAGAATCATATGGCGAACCATATCCTCATCGGGTTTGGTTTGCTTTGTCATGTGCAGATGCATCATTACTGACGCAACTGAAATTTGGTTCATATCAACTAATATCATAATTATTCTTTCGTTCTACTTATTTATAACTGTAGCATTGAAGCTCATCATGCGCCGTTCACCCTCTACTGAGAATGGATACACAAGATGTTTTAACCAAGATGGGAATACTAGAAACTTACCCACTTCTGGTTTGAATTTCAGATTGTCACATCTAAAAGATTGTGTTTCACCATAAGCATATTCAATCAACCCCCTTGCAGGATAGTGGTCTTGAAAATCTTCGTCCCATTCATCATTCATACCTTCTGGCACCTTGAGATAGACACCACCAGAGAAGTCTCCGTTGTGGTGGTGAAAGGGATTAAAATCTCCTGCATACTGACTAACTACCCAACTATGATCCAGGTGGATATTATCCAATGTAGGCTTTTTATTCCAGTTTTCAGAGTCAAGTTTAACCCAAGGATTATTTCTTCCTTTATCAAGTATATAATTCAGATAATCAAGGCATCCCTGTTTAATGGTTTGAAGCAGATATAACTTGTCCTCTTCATTAGTAAGAGGAATTAGAATTTCCTTACTCACTTTGCCCACAAGCTTGTTTGACCAATCCCACTTCTTACTCTTGGTATCACTAGACAGAATATCATCAGCAACATCGTTTACAATATCAACAAACCTATCTGAAACTGTAGTCTCTAGAATTGTTGGACTAAATGGTTCATGAAATTTCTGGGTCATCATCCTCATCCTCATCTAATATATCAACAAGCTTGTTGATGGTATCAAAATCAACCTCTGTTTCAACAGTATCATCTGGGTTGATCGCAATATCAACAAACTCCTCCACAAACTTGTGTGTTGGATGTTTCAGCTCAAAGTCTCTGTAAATAGAACCTTGCACCAACTCAATAATCATGGCCATATCACGAATAAAAGAATTTTTGGAAATATCGATACCGTTCTCGCCCATTGTGTGTATCATCTGCACAATCAAAGTCTTGGAGAGGTCTCCAGCAAATTCAATCTTCTCTTGAAGTTCGATAACATCCTCATCAGGAAGCTTTACTTTTCTGACGCCTTTTCCTGACCACGGGCCCTTTATCACGTTCTTTGGTGATGGTATTTCCTGTTCGTTCATATTCATTTTCCTCTTCAAGCATTTCTTGTGTGTAGGTGCATCCCATGTCTGGATAAAAAATTCCTACGTC